GTTAGTGCCCGCTGTTGTTTCTTGTAATTTTACGAGTTGGGCAGTAACCGCAGCCAGTTGAGCTCTTAAGCTCGTAAAGTCTGCGTTGGCGGTAATATTGGTAACGATTAAATTATCTGCCATATACTTATGTTACTCTATTCGGTATCCTAATCCTGCTCCGATGCCAAAACCAGCTTCGCTAGCAAATGAGCCTTGTAGCGCAACAACATCATCTGCCGATGCGTTTATGCCAAGCGCTCTTCTTCTGACATCTTCGAAGGTTGAACCCTCCTGACTTTCATTACTGTTTTCATTTAAATCTACGCCTTGAATTGAAGCTAAGAATTTTCTTTTCTCTGATTCAGTTTTTTGCATTGATTTAAAAGTCTGTATTAACTCTGGCATTGATAGACTGTCTTCTAGTTCTTCGTAATTTTTCCAATTACCTAGAAGAAAGACTTCCCCTTCTAAAGCGGCTAAATCTAGTTCTGACCAGCCAGTACTGCTGCCGCTAGGTAGTTTGGGTCGTCCATCTTAATTCCTCCGCATACTTCTAAAATGCGATTAATAGTTGGAACGTCAAGTGTGTCTTCAAATGCGTCTTTATCTGCTACTAGCTCTGGAAGTTGCTTTTTTAATGCTACTCCACAAGCCTCAATAAGAATTGTTAGCGTCTCGTCTTCTGACGTTACTTCTTGTGTTCTGTTAATGACTTTCATAAACTCTCTAAGCTCTTTAATTGTTAAAGGCTTTAGTTTAACTGTTGCGCCATTTTGTAGTTGAATTTCTTCAACATCATATACTGTAGTTGCCAATTTAAATCCTCCTAGGATCTTGTCTTAATTATTGTATCATATTAGAAATATCATAGCAATAGAAAACCCCCTAATTTCTTAGGGGGCAATCTATTAATTAATTATATTAATTAGGCTGTCTTGTTAAGAACACGGTCTACAATAAAACCATATTCCTGACCTGACTTTGAGCCGTCTGGAAGCAAACGGAATGTAACTGGGAATGTTGATGCTGCGTTACGAGCCAAAGAGAACTGTGACTGTTGTACGGAAAGAACACGACGTGCATAGTATACACGCTCTGCCTTTGATACACCTGTTCCAGAAGTTGGAGCCTGACCTACTGCAACAAGCTGACGCTCTGTTGGAGCCTCGCCGAGAGCACCACCAGCAAGACCAAGCTTGTCTACTGTTGCTCCTTCTGTAAGTGTGCTTGAGCTCTGGCCGAATACTGTAAGAACATTCTCAAGAGTACCTTCTGCCATTTCTGTAGCGATCATAACTTCCATTGACTCCTTGAAAAGCTTTGCTGTATCAAGAAGCTGATCTACTGTTACTGAACCGTATGATGGGTTGTATGTAACCTGAAGACCGTTGTTTGTGTAACCAACGTTTCTGTAATAGAACGTTGGTGTTGCTGATGCAGTTACTTCGTTCAAAGTATCTGTGTAAGACTTTCCATCAGCTGATGCTGTTGGTGCTGAAAATGCTGGTGCTGTAGAACCTTGTTCTCCAGGTGCAAAATTTTCAACGTATCCTGATGTTGTAACGTCTAAGTTTGTGATAAATAGTGGTGAAGCACCAACTAGAATATTCTTAGCATTACCTGCAATTTGATTTGCCATTTGTAAAACCTCCTGTTAAATAAACATATATATATATTGACTTACATTTTAAATCTAATCAAAGCTGGCTAGGCTTTTCCTCTTAACCAATTTTACTGGATAACTGGATCTAAAGCAACTCAGTCAAATCTGCCGTTGGGCCCAGTAGTTCTTGAATACTTAACCTCTAGTATTACGTCAGACGACATGTATCCCTGAAGCTCCATGGATGGGTCAATTGGTGATGTTTCTACAACATTAATGCTGTGGAATATTAGCTTGCTTGTGGTTTTAGCTAGATTGGCGTCTTTTGCCGAGTCGTCCATTCGTCTAAAAAGGTCAATAATTAGATTTCTGATTTCATAGATATCGGTAACGTCGGATGAGTATATGGTAAATAAAATTTTTTCACAACATATAAGCCAAATGTCTTCATATGATATTCCTATTTTGTCATATACAATATGCTTTTTGCCATTTAAAAATTGATCCATCTCGGGAGATTGTTGCACAGGTATTATAGGGATAATCTCTGAGTCTGAACCTTCTGAATAGTAGTCGCTTGCTTTAAATATTTTAGAGTTTTTTAGCTCTTGCCACAAAAATTTACGGAGCTCAAACATTGCGTCTATTTTATAGTCTACTGTCATAACGAGCCTCCAAATGATGAGCTTAGGGCTGCATCTGCCTGTGCTCTTATTTTACCAGCAGTGAAGCTATATTGCACCTTTTTAATATTTAGGGGTACACCTAAAGATTTTGCTAATTTAGATGTAAATATTCTTTGAAAACCAGAAGACTTGATTGATGAGTTTACTAGCTGCCCACCAAAAAATCTACCATAAGATAATGAGAACTGATTAGTTGCTTGTGATCCACCAGGTCTTTTTACATATACAGAAGTTCCTTTAGGCATAAATATTGTTTGTCCTTCTAGTTCAAATACCAATCGCTCTGCCGATTTTGGTCTTATTACGACAGGCATTCCAGTTTCCATAACCATAGCTTTATTTGCAAAAACATATCTTCTTTTTTGTTTTTTGTTTTTAGATGGAACCGTTGATTTAGACATCTTAAAGTCATAATTTACTTTAAATGAAATTCCATCGGTATCTAGTCTAGTTAGCTTAAATAGCCTAGCGGTTGGGTTGCCAGTTTTATTCCATTCATAAACATGATGTAAAGATCTTGGTTTTACTCTTGCTTGTGAGTCTACATATGATCCAAAATCTTTTTCTATTTGATTAAATATAGTTGTTTTAAATAAATTTTGAAATTCTGAATTTTTAGTCAGTTTAGATAACACTGCTGCTTCATAATACAAGAATGCTGAAATTTGTGCAACCGTACTATCTCTAAGTATTCCTGGTCTAGAGCCTGCCATTAATCTTTCAAGGCCGCTAGCAGTTTGAAGTAATGCTACGCTAGAGTCCAATTTCTTGATTCTCAGATCTTTTTGCAATAGAATTATATGCTATCACATTACCGAATGGATCGGTTACTGGGGTTGAGCTTATCACTTCAAAAACAGTTGGTGTTTCGGTTGGATAGTTTAGCTCTTTCCAAATAACATTTCCTGCTGAGTCCCTTATGTTATTAATTTTTTCTCTGTAATTAATTTGACTAATACTTCTAATTTCTACAATCTGTTGGTTTTCGTATTTATTTGAAAAAAGCTGTTTGTCGCTTGACCTAGAAGTTCCAGAACTAGTTATATTACCCTTTGCAGAGCAATCTATTGTTCTTACGTATGACCACATTTTTTTAATAGATCCAGTATTTGAATCCTGTTTACTTGATTGTGCATATATGTCTGCTTGCATTGGCATTAGCGAACCTATTAGCTCGCTCATATTAAATCACTACCATTTGTGTTACAACGTAGTCTGAAAGTATCTGATCTACATAATTATTGCCAGTGCCTAAAAATGTTGTTGTGTCGTATTCAAACTTCCAGTCAAATGTTGATATATTTTTAATATATTTATTTCGCCAAACTTTATCTTTAGAAAAGTAGTCTTTCATTAATTCTAAACATGCCATGCTAATTTCATCTGGCACTTCTTGCCAACCAAATCTACCTTCTACTATATAGGTAGTGTGATTATTAAAAACCCCTGACGTATCAGTAATTGATGGTGGGACCATGCCGTTTGCTGTATAAACAGTATTGTCTAGCATATTGGCACGATTAATTCTAACCCCAAAACCACTTTCTGAAATTTGAAGAGAGTATCCCCAGTTGTTTACTGGTGGTTGGGCCAAGTTGTCTACAAGAAGAATATCATTGCTGTAAATTTTATGTATTTTATTTATTTTTCTTGGTAGAGGTAGCGTGTCCGTTTCATTGCCGTACAAAGTATGAGATGCGTCTTGCAAATAAAATCTTTGTCCAGTAAATGTTTCTATAAGTTTTCTTGCATATCGCTCTGCCTCTAACATCTCCTGATATGTTTTTTTATTTGGATCACTGTAGTCAGCTCCTACACCAAGAGCATTGGCTGCTTCTCCAAGATCAACATAAGGAGTTGAAACAAAAACTTTACTTTCTTGTGAGACTGGTGTTCCTTCTACTTCATATTCCCAAACCAGCTTTAAGGTTCTTGGCCTGTTGGTATATTGTAGTGGTGGATAAACTTCATAGACTCCATTGTCTGATTCAATTTTTGTAGCGGTTAATGTTGTAAGTAGTTGTGAAGGATTAACAGAAGGAGATACTTCTGGATCCTCTGTTATATCGTAAAGCTTTACTTGTGGAAGGTCGTCAGAATCTACAACCTCGCCTTTCCAAAAAACTCTATGTTTTATTGGTGAGTTTGTTCCTACTAGTATTTCCATTAACTTATGTTAACGTTTAGTTGTAGAAGTCTTGAACTTCCTTTGGTGTCGCTAAACGAAAACCCTCCTCTTTATCAAAGATTTTTTGAGCATCTTCTTCTGACATGGCTACAAATGGGTGATTTTTTGTAAATGTCTTTCCATGAATATCGTATCTCATGTTGTCTCTTGTCATTCTTACAAGGATTGTATTCTCTGGCTGCGATTTAGGATCAAACTTTGGTAGAATTTCAATCTCCTCTGTATCCTTTTCAACTGCCTCTACTGTGCTTTGGTAAACACTCCATGTTACGCCTTCTTCTGCTAGAGCAGCAATAATGTCTTTTTTGTTTTTTAGGCCTTCTGTATCTACTGCAAAATCTGTTGCAATTACCTTTAGGTCAG